GTAGTCGCCAAGCCACAGGTGACCATCCTTCGCGTCCACTTTGAACGTTATTTGCCGGGGTGCGTTGCCGTATCGGCTCAGTAAGCGGCGACCCAGGTCTTCCGCAGCCGATGCGTTGGTGGCGTCAATCCAGCGGCTGAAGATGGTTTTTACGCGGCGAAGGTTGTGTTTGTTCGGGCCTTCGGCTGATGGATCTGCGGTGATGGCGATGGTGGAGTAGTTGCTGCCCTGGTCAATCTTTTCGGTGGGGTTTATCTGGCCGTAATACACCCATACTTGGGTGATAAGTTCATCGGCCAGGTCTTTCCAGCTTATTGAGTCGGCTATTAGGTGACGGTTATCGTCAAGCTCTGTTACTTCCTCTTCCTGGGCCAAGCGCACAGACCTCAGTACCACTTTACCCAACCGCTCATCCCACCAGATCGTGAAATACATCTGCTGACACATCTCGCTGATGAGCTTTGCCACGCCTTGAGGTTCGGTGATGATGGATGAGTAAAGGCGAGGCAAAAAGTCCAGCGCTTCTGCGCTCCACTGATTGGTGTCGAGATAGTCCGCCGGAACGCCTGCGTAGTTTCTCAGAAGGTCATAAAGGATGTCTTGTGGCTTTTCTGATGTGTACTGCAGGCAAAGCTGTGCGGTGTCATTTTCTTTGTGCTCTTTGTTTTCGGTGCCGTACTGCCCGCGTTGGATGGTGAGAGTATCTCCAGACCGCATAAAGCTGACCACTTCTTTGCCGATTCGGATGTAACCGCTGGCAGGGTATTCGGATTCGCCCACGCCCGAGGGCGAAAGCTGGGCCTGCGTGTCTGTTTTGGTTATGGCTGTTGCGAGTTTGCCGCCACTGGCTACTGGGGCTTGCGCTTTTTCGTCTTCAGCAAGGGTTAGCACATCCTTGCCTTTCATCGTTACGCGGCCACTGGCGTCGGGGCCTTCGAAGCCGGTAACGACAAAATCACGGCTGATCTCGTCAACAATGGCGCCGTTAACCAGATAGCCCGTGCGCAGGCGGATAGGGCGCTGCATGTAGTAAGGGTTGCGCGCCCGCCATTTTGTCCAGAATGTGCCGCGATCAATGGGTGTGTAATTGCGCAGAATGCGGTAAGGGTCAACCATCTTGTCGTTGTGGGGGTGATCTTGAAATGTGGCTGATATGCTCGCCCTCTGGCCTAGTGCGCTAGCATTGGAGTTGGCGCCGCCCGGATTGAGTTTTGCGGGGGTTACTTTCACGCCGGTTAGCGAGGGTATGTAGTAGCTGTCTGTCGGTCCCGGGCTGCGCTTATCGATGAATCGAAGAACTTTCACACCCTTGTCGTAGTTGGCCGGTGATTGGCAGGTGGAGCGAGTGTTAAAGCACTGGGTCTGGCCTTCTTGAAGTGCGGCTGTACAGGGCGCAACGCCGTAAGTCAGGTTGCAGAAATCTTGATCGAACTCCAGGACTTGAACCGGCTCGCGGCCAAAACGCTTATTTTCAGCCATTACTGTTGCACCTGCAAAATAGCACCGTCTTTCTGGGCTTGATTGATGGTTTCGATGAGCTGGCGACCGCTGAACATATCGCCGGGGTTGATGCCTTGCAGTGTCAGGGTTTGGCCTGTGCTGGCCTGGCCGCGTACGGCCTCGCCCTGGTTGTTGATGTTCTGGGCGACGCTGCCGCCGCCGCCCGATCCGCCGCCACTTCCTCCACCGCCGAACGACTGGGATCGTATGGCATTGATCTGGGCAAGCGTGGCTGCGCCTGCTGCCGCGCCGTAGGCTACGCCCAGAGGAGGCCCGCCGATTGACGCGCCCACTTTGTAAGCACCTACAATGGCCGCGTAGCGATCTACCAGGGCTCCCGCCAGCGCAGCGGCCTTGCCGATTTTAAAGAGCTTTTTGGAGCCTGTGTTCATCAGCGTGGACAGGTTGCCCATGGCGCTGCTCATTGCTTGCTGCTTTGCGCGGGCTTCTTGTTGGGCCTGCTGTACGCGGGCGTCTGATCCTTCTTTTTCTATCGCTGTTAAGTCGGCTTTTTCGCGTTCTTTTAGCAGTCTTTTTGCTTCAGCGTAGCCGCCCTCAATTTCTAGGCTTGCTAGCTTTGCAGCCTCTAAATCTTCTCGGTCTTGCTTGTATTTCTCAAGCGTTAATTCGCGTTCAGTCAGGTTTGCTTCGCGGATAACCTCCAGCTTTCGCGCCAAATCTTCGCGCTTGCGGTCGGCCTCTTCACCGCATTCTCCGGCGCCAGACCCTGTGCCGCTTCCGCCAGCTGTACCGCTGCCAAGATCTGGCTGGAGTAGATCGCCAATGCCGGCCATCTCTTCGGCGGCAGCAACGGCGTTTGCGCGGGATTCTGCAACGAACTGCTCAAACTTCATGCCCGGGAGTGGTGCCAGCAGGGTGTCTTTTATGTCCTGAATGCCGATTTCTTGCGCTAAACGCACGGTTTTCAGTTCGCTGGCAATGCCTTCGCCAAAACCGGACAAGCTCACGGCGTCAATATCAATGCCGGGGATTTTGTTCATGGCGTCGATCAGCTCGTTGATCGCCCGCACCGGGTTGTTAACGATGGCGTCAGCGGCTGTGAGCATCACGTCAACCACGCCCAAACCAAACAGAGCAATACCTTTGCCTACAACTTCAAACGTGCGCTTAATGACCTCGATTGCGTCTACAATAAACGCGGCCGCCTTGATGCCCAGGTTAAAGCCATCACCAATGGCTTCGCCCATGTCTACGCCATCAGTTCCGGCTTCAACCATCATCCGACTTACGGCGTCCAGTATCGGCGCGAACTCAACAGCCATGCGCTGGGAGATGCCCTCAACCACCAGGCCAATGCGAGCAAAGGAGTCGTTTGCAGCCTCAACCTGTGCCGCATCCACTGCGCTCAGTGAAAGCCCAAGTGCGTCCACTTCTTTGCGGCCGGCGCGTATGGCATCGCCGCCTTGCAGCATTAAGTTGACCATTTCGCCGTTGCGTATGCCCATCTGGCGTAATTCGTCGCCAGCCTCCTGGGTAGACAGCCCCATCTCTTTCATGCGATCGGCAATAGTGGCCAGTCGCTGATCTACGTCCATGCCTGACAGACTCTCGACAGACAAGCCAAGGCGTTCGAATGACTCAAACGCCGATCCACTGCCGCGCTGAGCTTCACCTAGTCGTGAGTTGAGCTTTTCCATCGCCTTGCCTAGCACTTCCGTACCGACACCGGCATCAGAGCCTGCAATCTGCAAGCCGCGCAGGCCGTCAATGGTGCCGCCAAGCTGCCTTGCAAGTTTTGCTTGCGAGTCCACGGCCTCAAGGCCGCGCCGAGTTAGCTCAATACCGATAGCGGCGCCAGCGGCCGCAACCGCAACGCCCATGATCGCTACTTTCTTGCCAACCGCGGACGCCTCGTTACCAAACTTCTTCGCGGTGCCGCCTGCGCTGGCCATGCCTTGATTGAAATTAGTGGTGTCGCTGGATACGCGCACGGCCAAGCTGCCAATAGCCATGTTGGTTCCTTTTAATCGGGGGGGAATCCGGCCTTGACGCGGGCGCGGCGCAGTTCGTCTTTCATTTCCAGGGCTTCATCTTCGGTGATGCCGCCAGCCTGCCTTTTCTGATGCTTAATTTGTTCGGCCTTGGCGTCTGCAAACCAATAAAACTCGGTAGGGTGCATCGACCAGAACTCACGCGGGGACAAGCCCCAGCCGATGACAGCGGCCTGGTAAGCCGATTTTACGACCTGCCCGCGCTCGTCTTTTTTGACTTGGGGGCATCCTCGCCTTTTTCGGGTTCGGGCGCAGGGTCTGAGCGTATCGATTGTGGCAGCATCAGCTCCAGCAGGCTTGCCACGGCTTCGGAGATTGCGGCGAGGGTTTGGCCGTCTGCCCACATGCCTTTGTACACTTCCGCCGCGCTCACCCGGCAGCCCGCATAGCGCAGAACAACCGAATAGGCCGCTGACAGTTTGGCTAATGGGATTTTGCCAGAAGACCGGCCCCGCTCAAGCTCCATAAAGGTTAGGTGGTCTTCCACTGCGGCGAGCACGCGCATTATGTGGTCATCGCCCCGTATCGTGTAGGGTACGCCCTCCCACGACAGCTCAATGTCATCAAAGATTGCCATGGTTGAGCCTTATGGTGCGGTGTAAGTGACTTCGCCGGATGCGCGCATCTCGAAAGAGTAGGTGCTGACATCGTTGTAGGTGTCCTCCAACGCGAAGGATGAAAGCCCAAAGCTCCCAGAGACAATTCCACCATCAGGGTAGGTCAGGGTATATGTTTCATTGCCGGTGGCCACGTTCAGCGCTTCGCCTAAAATGGAATGATCTGCAATGACGCCCTCCACCGAGATTGAAACGTCGATCTGGCCAGGCTCGTCAAGATGGGTGGCCCATGCGCCAGAGTCGTCATCAGATGAATCGACCAGTTCACGGTTGATGCTTAACGATTTGGTGCGCACGTTGGCAATTGGGGTGTTGTCTTTTTTCAGAATGACCTTGCGGCCGAGATACTTAGCCATGATTTATGCCTCGTCGTTTAAATTGATAACCATGCCACCAGGAATATCCATGCGGGCACGTATCGTTTCCAGAGTTATGCCGCCGTCGCGACTGCACACCAGTTCATTACCTTCAGGGGTTACTGCAAGCGCTATCACTTCCACGCCGTCCTCGGTTAAACGGAACGCTTCAACCGAATCAATGACCACGCCCATTGCGTCCATGACGACAAGGCCATGCCCGTCCTGCTCCATATCAATCCATTCAGTTCCCATAGCCAATCTCGTCAATCAGAACGCGAAAAGACGACACGCCGTGGTATGTGTGGCCGTCAGGGTCAAGGGTCACTGGCTGCTCCTGGTCAAAGTCACAGCCTATAAACTCATGGTCAGGGACTTTCAGACTGGCCCTGTGCAGCGCACGGTAGATTGCAGCCTGTATGCGCTTGGTTTCGCGCTTGCCGTCGTACCGGCTCCAGACATCAATGGTCACGTTAATGTCACCACCAGAGGATGTATCGGTGGACATATCAAGAATGGAATCGCTGCCGATTACGATGTAAGGGAAAACAGAGTCGTTGCCGGAGTCGCCAGCCTGGATAACATCATCGTAGACGGCGGGAAACAAGGAAGCCGCGCCGCGGACGACATACTGGCGCGAAACAAAGTCCAGCTCTAAAAACGGGGGTATGTCCGGTGAATTGACGCGCTTTGCCAATATAGCTGCCAGCTCATAGCTGGAACAAAGCGCGATGTGCACAGCGATTTGTACGGCGTTTGCCATGCCTTCAGCCATTATTTTTCACTCCCTGCTTTTTCGCCTCTCGGGCCAGTGCCTTTTCCAGCTTTTTGCCAAACTCGCGGGCGAAGATTCCGGGCAGCTGCGGCTCTACTGCTGCAACAGTGGGTTGAATGAATGGCTGTGCTGAGTTCTTTTGGGTTCCAAACTCGATGAAGTGCCAGTACCAGGCATCGTTTTTCGAGCCTTTGCCGTGCTCGATGCGCACATCTGACATCGCCACATCACCCTGCATTTTCCGGCGGCGGGCTTTAATCGCTTTGCGCAGCGTGCCATCGTCTTTCGGGGCTTTCTTGCGCATCTGCTTTGCCACTTCGGTGGCCACGCCCTGCACCGTTGCGCGGGCAAGATTGCGGGCCTGCTTCGGCGCGAGATCCTTTGTCATCTTGCGGAACTCTTCAATGCCGGTGACTTCGAACTGCCGGTTGCGGTCCACCATCAGGTCGCCACTCCCCGGCTGCACTCAAGCGGCAGGTAGGCGGAGCGCCGGCCACCGTCTTGCGCAAAGGTGATGTTCATCACGCGATCCATTCCCAGCCAGTTAATGCGCCAGGTTTCGTTCACGTCGCTGCGGTAGCGGATGACTACCAGGTAGCCGCCTTCAGCCTGAGTGCGGTCGCCGTTCTGGCGCTCTGTACCGCGAAGCGGGCGAACGTGCGCCCATACTTCGGTCTGGGTTTCCCATATTTTGGTGAAGCCACCCTGGCCATCAGGTGCGCGGATCTCTTTTTGCAGCTCAATGCGCTGGTCTAGCTCTCCGGGTCGGAATGTCATTTAACCCAGCCTTTCCGATTAATCGAAACCAGCGACTTAACCGCCATAGGAAGCTCACTTACAGAGGTTCCGACAATGGCTACTCCCTTGTTTTCAAACCAATGAACAACAAGCATTCGGATTGCGCGATTAATGGACGCGGGCACGTCACCCTCGCTGTCGCCAAAGCCAGCACGATAAGTGATGGTTATAGCGTCAAGTTGACCCATTAAGGCAGGCCATGCTTTGCCGGATTTTGGCGCGATGTAGGCCCAATCTTCCTCGCCATAAAAATTAAAATCTGAAACATTCGCGGACCGCTCACCGCCTTCTGCGTCAAAATAGCTTATGGATTCAATGGATTGCGCAGGGGTTATGGGTAGCTCTATGCGCCCAAGCCTATCGGGGCAAGGAACGGAAATCCGCCATGTCTGAGTGATAAATGCCTTCCCGATCGCACCGTTTGGAGCCTCCATGAAGTCAGTGGCAGCCATGACAAGTGATTCGATTAGCGCGTCTTCAATGTCCCGATCTTCGCGCAGGTCTGCTTTCGCTTGCGCCAGAGTCACCGGCAATACCGCAGGCTTCACTGTGCGTCGCAATATCTGATCGCGGCGGTCGAGGCTCATTGTTTATTCCTTTACAGCTTTTTGAGTGCTGGATTTTTTGATGGCCGTTTCCTTTGTGGCGACGGATACCGCTTGAGATGCGGCGATCATTCGGCGGCCTTCATCCTCGTCAACTTCTATAATTTCGCCTGCACTGTGGGCCGTTCTGGCACCAGCTCGGCTTACCGTTAGCTGAACTTTCATAGCAGAAACCTCAAATGAACAGGCGCCCCGTAGGGCGCCTTTTGTGACTTTCCACCAGATTAGCTGGCAGCGTGGATCAAGTGTTTGACGGCTCCGGTATTAACCAGCTCAGAATCGAAGCGCTTGAAACCAATCATGCCCACCTGGAACTTCTCGGCGTAACGCTCACGCAGGGTCATGACCTCAAAGCCGCGAACCTTGCGAACCAAGAACTTGGACATGTCACCGAAGATGATCGGCTTCGCGCTCGCGGCAGAATCTGCCATTGCCTGGTTGACGCTGTACGGCTTGCCCTGGAACGTGTCGGGCTCGCCTGAGCGAACATCACCCATCTGCCACAAGTAATTGCCCTGGCCATCCTTCAGCTTACGGATTGCAGCCAGCGTGGTGTCGTTAAACATCCAGCGGCAGCGTGGGGACTGGCGATATGCGGGATCAACGGAGTGGAAGAAATCAACCAGCTCGTCGGCCGTGAAGGCTGTGGCTCCGGCAGTTGTTTTGCCCATGGTGGAGGCGGTTACGATGCCGTTAGGCTGACCAGTTCCGGTGCCGGTGGTTAGAACTTGGTTGGCCGTGCGTCCAAGGCGCTCACCAAACAAGTCATTCATCAGCGCTTCGATGTCAAACGCAGAATCCTGAAGCAACTCCAAGGGAACCTTTACCATGCCGGTGTCGTAGATGAAGGCGTTGAACATCTTTTCGCCGAATACAACGTCATCGTTGCCGTCGTCATTTACCGCGCCGTTTTCAGCCTTAATGCGCCCACGGCTTGCCGTGTCGTCAACAGTCGGATACGGCAATGGGTTGCCGGTAGCGGTGTTCAGCTCCTGCACAATACCGCCATCCCACATTGGACCCCACATTGCCAGCGCCTTATCGATGGTGCCGGCAAATCCTTCAGGGACGGTGTAGCCACCAGCGGAATCGGTGCCGGTTGATTGTGCGCGGGCTTCCTGTGGCAAGTTAGCGCGGCCTGACATGAGAACGGTGCGCTCTTCACTGTCCAGGCTTGCAGCGCCAAAGCGCAGTTGCTTGCTGAAAACTTCCTTGTACTCGGGAGTTTTCTCGTGGTCTTCAGCAGCTGCTCGCTGCTCTTTATGGTCAGGCGCAGGGCGGCGAGAATCTCCAGCACTGGCGCGACTCTCGGCAGATGCCAGTTTTTCTTCGCGCTCTGCTTGCCCGCCGATTTTATCGTGGTCAGCCATGATGGCATCAAAGCGAACTTCAATTTCTTTCGCTTCCGCTTCGGTGGTTTTGTCGGTGATCTTGTCAAACTCAGCGCGGGCGTCCGTGGCCAGTTTAGCCATGCGTTCCCGCAGTTCGATTAGCTTAGACATATTAATTTCCTGTCTTCTTATTGCCTTGCCCAAGGGCAAAGATGGGCACCAGAAGCGGGAACCGCTACTTGGCTTCTGACTCAGCGAGAGTCAAATTCATACCGCGCTTAATGTTTTGAGCGACGTGAGATGCGGAGGATTTCTTGCAGGCTTGCCGATGCTCTTGCAGGC